AAACTCTAGCTAATCTAAAAATAGAATGCATAATTTTAAAACATCCTCCAATAAGAAAAAAAATGACATATTTTGAGGAGCTGGAATATATTGTAGGTAATGACAAAAGAAATAATTTTATTACTAATCTATTATTACATCTAAATGGTAATACCTTATGCTTATTTCAATTAGTAGAAAAGCATGGCCAAATATTATATGATAAAATAAAGGATAAAGAAAATGAAAATCTACCAATATTTTTTGTTTATGGAGGAACTTCCACAGAAGATAGAGAAAATATCCGAGCAGTTGTCGATAAAGAAAAGAATTCGATCACTATTGCTAGCTACGGTACTTTTAGCCAAGGTATTAATATTAGGAACATTAACAACATCGTGCTTGGGAGTCCAAGCAAATCGAAAATTAGAGTCTTGCAATCAATCGGGAGGGGTTTGCGTCGTTCTTCTTCTAAGAGTGAAATTATAATCTATGATATTGCTGATGATATATCATATAAAAGAAGGCAAAACTATACTCTGAATCATTTTATAAATAGAATTGAGATTTATAATGAGGAACAGTTCAACTATTCAATAAAAAAGGTAAAGTTAAAATGACCAAAGAAGAATCGATTCCTTGCAAGTTTATAAAACTAAATAATGGTGAAAATATTGTTTGTGTGGTTGAATCTAGCAATTGCTCAGAAAACCAAATAAAAATCATGCATCCTTTAAAGATGCAAATAATGCCTAGAATGCTAACAGGCGCTCAAAGTGATTCTATAGGATTATCTCATTGGATAAGCCCAATGACTGAAGATGTATCTTTTAAAATATACCTAAAAGATATTCTTCTAATATCAAATGCTTCTCCTGGCCTTATAAAATATTATGAATATGCTTTAACTCAAATATATAATAATAATAATAATAATTTAATGAATTTAGACGATATGGATGATGAATCTCATGATGATTTACTTAATGATTTACCAGAACCAAGCAAACTTATACATTAGAATTATACCTGCAAACCTCATCATACTCAATATAACACATATATCAGGATATGTCAAGTCACTTTTAAAATTAAAATTGTACCTTGACATTATTCATAAATTAGTGTATACTAATTATATTATAACTACAAAGAAGGGTAATAATAATGGCTAAAGCAAAAAAAGCACACTATGTTGATAATAAAGTATTTTTACAGGCAATGATTGAGTGGAAAGAAGAATGTTTGGTTGCTGAGAAAGAAGGAAACCCGCAACTGCCAGTAACAAATTATATTGGCGAATGTTTTTTAAAGATCGCAACTCATCTGGCATATAGACCCAATTTTATTAATTATACATATCGTGATGATATGATATCAGATGGTATTGAAAATTGCTTACAATATGTATCAAACTTTAATTCAGAAAAATCAAGTAACCCATTTGCTTATTTCACGCAGATAATTTATTATGCGTTTATAAGACGAATTCAAAAAGAAAAGAAGCAAACTCATATAAGAAATAAGATGATTGAAAGCAGAAGCTTCGAAAGTTATACCACGATGGAAGGCGATAATACAGGATATTTTGTAAGAGGATTTAATCCAGATATTATGTTGCCGGCAGAAGATGTATATAAAACAAAGAAGGTTCCCTCTAAAAAGAAGAATGGGTTAGAAGAATTTATGGGTAAAGAATGAAAATTTGTTTAATAACCGATTTACATATAGGAGCACGGAATGATAGCCATGCGTTTTCTGATTATTTTGCTAAATTTTATGAAAAAGTTTTATTTCCGTATTTAGATAGACATAAAATAAATACAGCTATATGCCTTGGTGATACATTTGATAGGCGTAAATATATCAATTATGTTTCTTTTGATAAAAGTAGGGAAATGTTATTTGATCCTATGTTTCAAAGAAATATTGATTTTCATATGATTGTTGGAAATCATGATACCTCGTATAAAAATATAAATTTTCCAAATTCACCAGAACTTCTTTTGGGAAATTATCCAAATATAACAATATATCCAGAGCCAACTGTAGTAGAATTTGATGATGTTCCTATTCAGTTTATTCCATGGATTAATTCGGGAAATTATGATAAATCTATGGAAGCACTAAAAACTTCTCCAGCACAAATTCTTATGGGGCATTTAGAAATTTCTGGATTTGAAATGTATAAGGGATTTGCCAGCATTGATGGTGATTTTAAAAAAGAATTGCTCAGCAGATTTGATATAGTCTTTAGTGGGCATTTTCATCATAAATCGGATGATGGCCAAATATTCTATCTTGGCACACCATATGAAATTACTTGGAATGATTGGAATGATTCAAGAGGGTTTCATATTTTTGATACGGATACAAGAGAGCTTGAAAGAATTGTGAATCCCTATTCAATATTCAAGAAGATTTATTATGATGATACGCACCCATCCTTTGGCGAAGATATTGATATGGCATCATTCAAGGATAAATATGTGAAATTGATTGTGGTAAATAAAAAGGATTTATATAAATTTGATATGTTTGTTGATAATCTATTTAAGGCTGATGCGTTTGATGTTAAGATAATTGAAGATTTCTCTGATCTAGATGCTAGTAATGTATCCGATGATATTGTGAATAATACGGAAGATACTATAACTCTTCTTGATAGATATATTGATGAGCTACCCCTTATGTTGGACAAAGGACGACTCAAGAACACCATGAAAACATTATACAATGAAGCTCAGGATTTAGAACTTTGAAAATATTGATTATGGGATTGCCGGGCTCTGGTAAAACTACATTAGGTGAGAAATTATCAAAAAAGTTTAATATACCTTTTTGGGATGCTGATATAGTAAGAGAGATTTATAATGATTGGGATTTCTCTAGTCGAGGTAGAGAAAGACAGTCATTGCGTATGCGTAGATTAGCAGAGGTTGATTCTATATCAATTTCAGCATTTATAGCACCATTGCCTAGATATGTAAGAGTTTTTTTTCCTGATAAATTAATTTGGATGGATGTTGTAAAAGAGTGTAAGTATGAAGATACTAATAAGTTGTTTCAATCTCCTCAAAAATATGATGTTAGAATTAGAAAATTAGGAGATGATGATGAAGCTTTTAATTTAGTAAGGGATTATTTTGATAATTTTTAAGTATGTTCGATGGAAGTATTGATTTGGTACATATTAGTGCTAATTCAGTAAATACTGATCCTATATTTTGGTCGATGATTAATGCGATCAAAGAACTATCTGCGAAAGTTGAGGAACTAAAAGTAAAATTAAGTTATAAATAGAGTTATAAATAGTATAAACAGAACATAGGACATAAAAATGGCAGCAATTATAACAGAAAAATTTAGACAACATAATGCTACTCAGTTTTACGAGTCGTTTACTGAAGCATCAGCAAATGTCTATTACCTGATGATTGGAAAGTCTACTCCATTCACAGCAGCAACTTCTGGAGGAACAGATGATTCTCCGGCCACTCCTGCTGATGATGTTGGCACAGAATTTTACACTTGGGATCATACGACTGCGCTAAAAAACATTTCTTCTTCAAATGTTCAATACGCAATACCTCGTAGGGATTGGGTTAACAGCACGACATATGACATGTATGAGCATAATATCAGCTCGTCTAATGCCACAACATCAGGTGCGTCAAACATTTATGATTCTACATTTTACTTTAGAACATCTGATAATAGAGTTTACAAGGTATTGGACAATAATGCTGGAACTGCATATTCTGGTGCTGAACCTACTTCTACATCAAATTCACCCTTTGTTCTTGGTGGATATACGTTAAAATATATGTATACTATTACAACATCAGATTCCACCAAATATCTTACTCCTGACTTTATGCCGGTTGCAACTAATAGCACAGTAAGTGCAGCTGCAACGGATGGAGAGATTGTAAGCTTGATTGTAACTGCTGGTTCGGGATATACAAACGGAACATACTATGGAGCAGTATATGGTGACGGTACTAGCCAGGGAACATCCTCTGGTGCGATTGTACGAATTACTGTAAGCGGTGGCGCAATTGTTTCTTTTGGATTGACAGCGGGTACAGACACAACCATTCATGACGGTGGTGCTGCTTATACCTACGGAACGGTTAATCTTGGTTCAGATTATACTTTTTCTGATAATGGACTTTCCTCTGCTTCTTCTATGGGAAGTGGTAGTGGTGGTGTAATAACTGTTGAGATTAGTCCTAAAAATGGCCACGGATATGATGCAGTCAAGGAGTTGGGTGGACATTATGTTATGATGAGAGCAACACTTACTGGTGCAGAAGCTGATGACATTCTTGCCGAAAACGATTTCAGAAATATTGCTCTTGTTACGGACCCAACAACTTACGGAACTACTACGGTTGCATCTGCGACAACATATCGTCAAGTGTCTGCATTAAAATTAACTTCACAATCAGGAACATTTTCAAATGATGAAAAAATAACACAGACATCTACGGGCGCAATTGGTAAAGTAGTTGAATGGGACAGTACTCTAGGAATTCTTTATTATCAGCAAGAGAGATATGCGGACTATGGAACAGTTAGTGCGACAGGCTCTAATATAGTCTTCTCTGGTGCTAATACAGTTACAGGCGCAAGTTCAGGTTCTGTAGGAACACCAGACTCTACTGCTGACACTGCTGTAACTCTTGCAAATAGTAATACTATCACATTTACTGATGGTTATGCAACTCCTGAACTGGAGCCAGACAGTGGGAATATTATTTACCAAGAGAATAGAAAACCTATTAGTCGAGCAACAGACCAAACAGAAGATATTAAAATTATCGTGGAGTTTTAACATATGGCACAAAAAACAAATCTTAACGTAGCTCCATATTATGATGACTTTGAAAGTTCAGATAATTTTGTTAGAACACTCTTTCGGCCAGGATTTGCAATTCAGGCAAGAGAATTAACACAGTTACAATCTGCACTTCAAAATCAAATTGATGGCTTGGCCCGCCATGTTTTTAAAGAAGGGGCAATGGTTATTCCTGGCCAAGTTTCTTTTAATAGACAACATTATTCCTTAAAACTGGTACCTACTTATTCAGGAGAAACTATTGATCCTTCACAATATTACAATGCCACAACTCCTGTCACAATTACAGGTGCTACTACTGGTGTTACAGCTGAAGTTATTGGTTATGATGTTGCAACGACTACAGACCAACCTACATTATATTTAAGTTATAAAAATACTGGTACAGATGGTGTAACAATAGTTTTTGCTGATGGCGAAAGTATTTCTTCGAATTATGGAGTTACGCATACAACAGCATATTCATCTAATGCTGCATCCGCAACAACTTACACTTCTATTTATAGTGTTGCTCTTGGATCAACTCTTACGAATCTTATAAGTTCAGTTGGGCCAGCATCAGCTGT